GGTTCGTGACCGTGCCCTGCACCACCCCGTTCTCGTCGTACCATGTGGCGCGCAACACTTCGTCGACCACGGAGAGCCTAATCCGCAGCCCGGCCCCGGTCAGGCTGTCGTAGCGGGCGTAGATTTCAATCGCTACGGCAGCGGCGTCACGTGCGAGATAGAACCCGAACTCGGCCTGTGCCATCGAAAGCTGTTCAGGTGGCCCTTCGCCGTTCATCGCATAGTAGAGCTGGTCAATCACCGGCTGGTACTCGTCGGAATCCACGGGCTCTTCTGGCAGTGCGGGCGACCAGTGGACGTTGAACCACGGGTAGAGCGTGGCAACCTCGTCCCGGATCGTGAGCACATCGGACTCAATCACGCCGGACCCCGTCAGCGTCCAATCAGCCGCGGTGGTGAAATCGAAGTCTTTGATTCTGAGTTCCGCCATCTACCTGATCGCCTCGTCTGCAAACCTGTCAGCCGCGTCCTCGATTGCCTTGATGTCGACCGGGAAGAACTGGATCAGTTCCCGCTTTGGCATCTTCACCGTGCTCCGCGTCTTCCAACTCTTCGGAGCGGGAACGGTCAGCCCCTTGTGGTGGATGTCGGCGTAGGCCATGCCGGACGCGACCCGCACGCTGTCCTTCTTCAGCTTGATTTCCCAGTTCTTGCGGAGGTCGCCGGACACCTCCAGAATCTTCTCGGTGTACGCGGGGTGGCCCACCCGCCCGCCACTTGCGGATACTCAGCGTCATGGGCGAGAGTGGCGACTTCCAGTCCGCCCGTTTGCCGCCGTCCTTGAACGTCGTATTGACCGACTTCACCATGATCCAGCCGACACGTTTCAGGAGCGGTGAGGGATTGCCAAACGCGACCCGCATACGTTTCCGCTGGTCCCGGAACTCGGTATCGTCGAGCGATACGCTGAAGACGGCCATCTATGCCCTCTCGTTCTCGAGCCGTGTCACCTGGTCCGCGTCCTGCACAAGGTCCAGCTCGTCGAGCGATGCGAATACCCTGTGCTCGCCGCTCGTGTTGGAACTCACCGTGTTGGTACGTGTCGCGCCCGCCAGTGACAGTTTGCCGCTACGGATCTCGTCGAGCCATTCCATCGCCTGATCGTAGAGTTCCTTGAGCGGTCCAAGCGTCCGCGCACCGTGGCCCGACGTGAACCGTTTGGCGAGCCACATTGCCAGGATGTCGGAGATGTCCGTGACGAGCGTCGGCGTGTTGCCCGTCGAGAAGATCGCAAACGGTGTGGAGTAGACGCAGGAGAGCGCGGCGTTGATGTACCCGTATGCCTGCTTCTCCCCCGCCGTCAGCGCCACCTCCGGCAGATCGTCTACGGACGCCTTGCCGAACTTCTCCGCCCTGATCGTGTCGTGGTCTGTGTAGTACAGGCTCGCCACGGTTACGCCTCCGGTTCAGTCGGATCGTTGTCTACTGGCGGCGGCACCACGGACGCTTTCGGCTTCTTCTTGGGCTGCGTGGGTGTGTCTTTCGTAGCCACAACCTCGAACCGTCTATCGGCCATCACCACGTCCGGGATGTCCGCCATCTTCTCGAACTCAACAAGCTCGCCGGGCGTCCACGACATACCACCGAACTCGATCGTGCGGGTATGCCCGGCGGGGTAGCAGACTGTGTATTTCATGCGTACCTCCTAGTGGTCAGGCGCGAATATCACTTGGACCTTGAGGCCGGTTGGCGGACCTGTTACCGTGCCGTAGGTTCGCGCCGACAGTTCCACAACCTCGCCACAGGTGATGTCCCGCGTGGTGGGATCGGTAGTTGCGTCCCGTGCGGCCACTTCTTTTGAGGTCGCCTTGTCGCCCTGTGCGACGAACAGACCCGGCGTGACCGTGAGACAGCTCGTATCCGACCCGACGCCGACGAACACGTCAACCGTAAGCGAATCCCACGCCGCGTCACCGTCGCCCCTGATGTAGGTGATGACATCGACAATCGACCCGCTACACGGCGCGACGAACACGTGCGCCTTCGACACGTTGATGAACGTGTCGGGATAGGCGTTGCCGCTGAAGTTGCTCTCGTCGAACTCGTACACCATCCATTGCAGGATCGTTGGGATGGAGAACGTGGCCGCACTGATCTGTGTACCCGCCGAGAGACTGCCGCTCACAGTGAGATTCCCGCCCACGGCCGCATTGTCCACCACGTTGATGTCGTCGGGGATGAGGACCGTCTCCGCCATCACCGGCAGAGCGACGAGCGCGACCACCAGGACGGCTATGATTGTTCTCATGCGCGCCTCCTATGGCAGCAACAGCGACCAGGTTGATCCGTTCGACATCCACACAGAGTCAGCAGCCGAGTTCGCGTACAGATGGAACTTCAGACCGACGGCGGATGGTAGGTTGCCTACATAGACCGCCTCTTGTACGGCGGCACCCACGAGGTCGCCCGTGAACGTTGCCGCTGATACATCGTTCGTGGCACTCACGTCGTATACGCTCAAGATGGCATCACTCTGGCCATCAGATGCACGTAGGTAGAAGACCGTGCCGCTGCCGGGCTTGAGTGTGTCGACCTCGGCAATCCCTGCGTCGACATCGCCTGTCAGATCACCAGCAACACTTCCGGTCAACGAACCCGAGAGTGTCGTAGCACTGATGTCAAACACATTGAGATCGGCGTCGTTCTGACCATCAAAGGCACGTAGATAGAACGCTGTGCCGCTACCAGGTTTGAGCGTGTCAACCTCGGCGGTCGTACAATCGAAATCGCCGGTTATACCAGCGAGTACTGTTAGAGCACCCCTACAGACTGACGTACCTGTAACGTCCAGGTTGCCGCCGACGCCCCAGTCGCCTTGCGTTGAACTCGCCCAGACAAAAGCAGCAAGCCCGACAACTATCAGCGCCACGTACAAAACATGCTTCATGGTGGTCCCTCCGTTTCGGGGTGGTCGCAGATCGCGGCCACCCCATCCGCCAGTGCTACGAGACGATGAAGCCGTGGATCAGACGCCAGTCGGTGAACGAGGCGCGGCCCGTCATGTCAGAGCCGTAGTCCACATACTTCTTGGTCTTGAGCTGGTCATCGAGGACGTAGAGTGGTGTCGGACCCTCAAACTCCTGCCAGAGCATCGGCATGATGCTGCGCTTCGTGCAGAGCAGGAAGCAGTTGTTGGTGTCCGTCAGATACGGGTTCGGGATCACATCCAGAGCGCCGTAGTGCCAGTTGATGTCGTTGTCGATGCTGCTGGTGAGCTTGGGTGTATTGACCAGTATGGTGGCCGCCTCAACGAGATCGGGTGGGACAACAAGCCTGTCAAAGATGATCGGGAGCGGCTTGCCCGCCGCATCCTTCATCTTGAGGCCAGCGACCCTTGCCGCCGACAGCGTGGCATGTGAGAGCGCCGTCTCGGTCAGGTTCGACTGCGACCCGCTGTTGCCTTCCTCGTGCGCGGCGTCCACGATGTACGTATCATCGTCGCCGATGTACGTTGCTGTGGTAGCCGCTGCGGCCATCAGTTCATACGTCAACTGGTCGATGTAGGACGCCATCTGCGCGGCCTTCGACGCCGTGAGCATGTTGATCTGGCCGTAGTTGTTGTAGCGGAGCATGTCACGTGACACGCGAATCTCTACCGCGTAGTCCTTGTTCGTGACCTGGAAGTAGTGTTCCTCGCCCGCTGTCGGAATCCGCTCATCAGTCCACTCGTGCGGCCCGCCCGTACCTACGATACGCGGGTACGTCTCCATCTTCTGTGTGCTGGGAACCTTCTGCGCGATCTGCGACCAATCAGCCGTAGCAGCGTCATACGCCCTCATGAACTCTGTACGCATCCCCGCAAGTACCGACTTAGGAGCATCGGTGTAGTCAAACCTTGCCATGTGTCACCTCCGGTATCGGGGCCGGGTATAGTGGTGCCCCGGCGTCCCGTTGATTCGCTGTCCGTGGATAGCTGCTGGGTTCCCGCTAAGGTCTCCGGCTATCCAATGCTTGCTACTAGGTCGCGTACCCGTCGATGAGTACCTTGCAGTTGTCGGCGTCGATCCATTCCACGATCACGCCGCATGGGATGTCGTGAGTGGTGGTGCCTGTAAGATCGACGGTGTTGTTGTCTGTGATGAAAGCGGCGGTGCCAATGTTCGTAACGGCGAGACTGCCCGCGCCGAACGCGAACGACCACACGCCCGTCTTGTGGACCTTGATCTCTATGGTCCCGTCCGCTGTAGCACCCGTCTTGCTCTCGACGGCAATGCCACGGAACACATAACCAGTCGTGTCCGCGCCATTGACGCCGTAGCCCGATGCGTCGTTGCAGACCATCGCGCCTTTCGGCACGAGACCTGAACTTGCATCCAGCGGGATCATCTGGAAATCGGGATCTTGGCGCGCCCTGTCTGCCGCAGCAGTGATCGCAGCCATGTCTGTACCTCCTGGAATGTTGTCTGTATGCCTGTCACGTTACCCGCGCTGCTCGTGTTGCCGTCATCGCGTCTTGGCGGGTTCCTCTTGTGCTATTCCGTGTACCCGTCGATGAGTACCTTGCAGCTAGTGGCGCTGATATACTCAACGATCACGCCGCATGGGATGTCGTGAGTGGTGGTGCCCGCCACATCGACGGTGTTGTTGTCAGTGATGCAAACGGCTGTTCCAGCGTCCGTCACGGCAAGACCGCCCGCGCCAAATGCGAACGTCCAGACACCCTTCTTGTCAACCTTGATCGACACCAACCCGTCCGATGTAACACCCGTCTTGCTCTCGACGGCAATGCCACGGAACACATAACCAGTCGCATCCGCGCCATTGACCCCATAGCCGTCCGCGTCGTTGCAGACCATTGCGCCTTTCGGCACAAGGCCTGCGCTCGCGTCCAGGGGAACCATCTGGAAATCACCATCCTGACGAGCCCTGTTTACCGCACCAGTGATTGCGGTCATGTATGTACCTCCCAGTTAGTCTCTGTTCTTGACCCAATCCGCGTGGCTTGTGCCCATGCCGTCAGCGTGCTCGATCTCATCTGGTGTCATCTCCGCCGTGGCCTGCGCCTCGGCATCACCCTCGCTCGTGGCCTCAGACTGCTCGGTGAGCTTGCCGATCACTGGCCGCTGGGTGAGCCGCGCACAGAACTCGTCGTGTTCCGTGCCGTCGACTTCATCCGTGCCGACGGTGAACTTGACCGCCTCGGTGAATCCCTGCTTCGCCGCGTCCTTGCGAATCCCGTCAACCTCGAAGGGCGCGATCCGCTTCTCTGCTACGCACGTCTCGAGTGTCGACGTCAGCTTGGTCTCGCGTGCCTCGGCGTCGGCGTCAGCTTCGGCCTTGTCGCGTTCGGCACTGGCGGCATCGAACTCCGCCACCTTCGCCGTGAGGGTCGATACGTTTTCCGTAAGCTCGGTCATCTTCGCGGTCGCACCGTCCAGGCCGTCAACGTCATCGCCGAAGACCTTGAACAGGTTGCCGATCAGCTCGCCCTGAGCTGTCATCTTCGTCGCGATCGCGTCGGCACTGTCACATCCCACCTTTGCCAGCAACTCCTTGAGTTCCATATCCTCGCCCTCCTTGTCCTCGGTTACGTCCTCCGCCACTTCCTCGTTCTCGGAGAACGTGACCACAACAGCCTCGATCTCCTCGCCATCATCCAGCTTGACCGTATGCACCATCGCCAGCGGTTCACCCTGATCGAGCACGCCGGGGAAATCCTTTGCGATGAACGCGACATCCCAGATCATGAAGTTCCGGTACTTGCCGGCGTCCGTGTCGTGGTACTTGAGCGGATGCGTGATTGAGACCTCGGTGATCTTGCCGGCGTCGATCAGTGCCGCTACCGGCTCCGGCACGTCACCGAACACGCCCATCAGTTCCTCGGTCTCTTCCAGCAACCACACCTCGGCTAGGTCGCCCAGTCGGGGGTTCCCGTCGCTGTTCAGCGGGATACCAAGTGCATCTGCCGTGGCCGCATCGTTGTCATGACCCAGTGACGCCTTGCCGAACCTGTCAGCCGTCAGGAGTAGACTCAGGCTTGGCATACGTTTGCCCTTTGTCTCGGCGAAGTTGACGGCGAACTCGCGGAGATTGGCGAGCGTGTAGAGCCGCCCGTTGTGTACGCCGGGCGTCATGAGCACCTTCGGCTTCGTGCGCCGTGACGGGCCTGTGAGTAGATCGTGCAGTGCTGTCGTTCCCATGTATCACCTCGCTAGAATCCTTTGCCCCGGAGTTGGCGGTAGTCGTTGTAACTGGACTTCTTGAACGTCTCACCCTCGAATACCGGGACAAGGAAGCTCCGGCAGTTCATGTGCGCGGGTGGCCGCTCCACATCGTCTTTGTCGAACACGCGCCCGTCCATCGCCTCGCAGTGGTCCGTGGTATTGCCGTCGAGGATTGACGACCACTGGTAGCCGACTGTTACGCTGTCAACGTCGGGATCTCGCAACATCGTCTCGCGCCCACCGCTCCACGCATCCGCGAGGTTCGTGCGGACAATCGTCTCGACGCGCCACGGGTGTGAGACTGCACCGTTGACGATCTCGCCCGTCTCCAGATACTTGTCGAACACGAGCCGGAGTTGTGTGCGCGTCCACCGTGGATCGCCTTTCGCCAGCCCCTTGTAGAGAACGAGCTTGCACTCTTTCACGATGGCCTGTTGCTGCACGTCGGTGATGAAGAACGCATCCTTCGCCAGCTTCGCAAGCTCGGCGTCGGTGAACGGAACCTTGCCCTTGAAATACTTCCGGGCCGCTTCGGGGATCATCGTGATCCCGTCGGAGAACGTCACAGCCTCCGCGTCAAGCGTCAGCTTCTTGCCCATCGCGGATTCGTACTCGTTCTTGATGTCGAGCTTGCCGCCCAGATGCGCGGAGATCAGCGCGGCTTTGACCGCCTTCGTCATATCCCCCACATGCCGGACGCTGAACTTGTCGATGAGTGACCGCTTGGCCAAGAGCTTGTCGACCTTCTTCAGCGTATCGACCTGCATGAGCTTGATGAGGCGCGACATCTCGTCTACGAGCGTGGCCTCCAGCTTGTCCTGCCGGTCCTCGATTGCGGTTAGGTTGACGTGCCGCTCGTAGCGTGTCGGTTTGCGTCTGCGGCCTGCGGTGAACATCATCGCGGGGAAACTCATGGTCGCGGCTGGGATGGCCGCGCCCGTCGCCTGGTCTATCACGTCGTCCGAAAGCTCGATCATATCCAGCCGTTTGCGGGCATCGACTTCATCTGGCCGCGTCCACGTAATCAGCCCGTCACGGACACCCCTCACGGCGCGCTCTACGAACGCTTTCTTGTCGTCCTTGATAAGCGGCTCGAATACCATCACGGGATATTCAGAGGTAGCGCCCGGCCCGTAGTGGTCGTCTATCTGCCGCTTGATGAACTGCTCGTTGATGAGGTCCATGAGGTCTTCGCGGATAGCCTGAATCACTGCCATCCACGTAGAGGTATGCGTGATAGCCTTCGCATTGCTGCCGTGGTCCGTCTGTGTAAACCCGGTTTGTTCCGGTGCCAGAAGCGCAACCGCGATCTGGAAGTTGCGGTACTTGAGCGCGTTCATGAACGCCGCAGCACCCGCGCCCCGAAGTTCCATCAGCTCGACTGTCGTATCATGTGGCAGCGTGAGGTAGCTATTGGCCTGGATGCCTTTAAGTGCTAATTCCAGTTCCGCCTTCGCACCGTCGCCGGGATGCTCCGGCAGTGTGCCCATGTAGATTCCAGCGGCGGCTTTCTCCAGCCCCTCGTTCCAGAACCGGCCCACCCAGAGTTTCGCAAAGTAGTCCGTATGCGCGGCCCGTAGGTGGCTTGACCCGTACCAGTTGTCGTGCTCTTTCTTGTAGCTGTAGATGATGAAATCGAGCGGCGAGAACGGGAGTTCTTCCGTCCCGATGTTCTGCCGGAGTCCGTTTTCGGTGAGGTTGCCGTGGGGATCGGATACAAACGACCAGCCGTCCGGCTCGCGGGTCTTGAAGCTGTGCAACCGCCAGCGCAACCCGTCGGCGATACGCACAATCTCCGTATTGCTCCAGCCGTAGTACAGGGCCGTCGCCATATCCAGAAGGTCGCGCTTGAGCGTACCTTCCGCGCCTTCGAGGTCGGCCTCGATCTCCGCCGCCTGCCGCATGTGCAGATTGTCGTCCGACGCGGGATTGACGTACCACGGGGTTGATACGGCCAGATCGAGCATCGCTGACATAATGCCATGCACGGTTCCGTCGAGCCGCATCCTCTTGTATTCTCCGAGCCCCTTGGTGCCGATCAATTCGTCCGGGTTCGTGGTCGCGTAACCCATCTTCGACGACCATGCCGAACCGGACGACGTGTACGACTGTTCCTCCGGTGGTGCCACTACCGCACCCTTGAACGCCAGCATCGCGGCCCGTGCCGTGGCCAAGCTACGTCCGGCACGAGCGCCGAATCTCACTACGCTATTGCTATTCCGTTTCGTATCTGCCAATCTTGTCACCGCACAGTCGGTTGTGGGGCCGGGACGTGCAAACGCCCTGGCGTGCCTGCTTCCGCTGTCCTCCGGCCCACCGTGGGTTCCCGCTAAGGTCTTCGGTGGGTCGGGCTATCTAGCTGTACTCTCTCGGCATACGTTCCGTCTTGAACTGTCGAGTGCCTGCGACTGAAACCTTTACGTCACCCGCACGCTGGATGCCCGCCAAGTAGCTGACTACCCGCTTGTGTGCTTCCGGCGTATGGTCGTCTTTCTTCAACGGTGCCTCTTTCATCTCCAGTTCGCCCCGTGTACTGCCGGGGTATCTGTACCGCTCAAACTCACGGATGGTATTCTTGCATCGGTGGTCGATCAGGAGCCCCGGTTTGCCGTCCTCCCGCAGTTTCAACGACTGCCGGATCATATCGTTCCCTGTCGTGACCTCGCACATCTGGGCCCGGACCCGGAACCCTGCCGCTCGCATCGTTGCGTTCTCGTCCGCACCGGCGGGATCTGTCAGGAGCAGTTCGTACATGCGATCCCATGAGTTCATCTCCGCCGCGTGGTCCTGTGTTGTAACGTAGGACTGGTAGTATTCGCGCAAGATGCAGAGCTGGTCCGCCGCGTTCACCTGCTCGTCGAGTACCACAAACGGGTTGGTGTACCCGTAGTCGACGGCGCCCCAGAGTGGTTTGCCGGGCAGTTGTTCAAGCTCGGTAACGTGGACAGCCGGGTTGAAATCGCTGAACACGAAACCTGTACTTGTCCGGAACTTGCCCTCGATCTTGGCCTCGTACATGGCGGGTGTGAGTCGCCGTTTCGCACGGGCCAGCCATTCGCGGGAAATCTCCGGGTTCTCCCACGACGGGCCACGGTATCCCCAGAAGTCCGACTCGTCGGGATCGGTTGCGGGTTTCCAGAGATCGTCATACGTCCAGCCGAACCCTTCCGGCGTGAACAGGTAGACCGCTTCCGACCGACCCATACGCCTTCGCCCAAACAGCCGCTCGTGCGTCTTGCGTTTCATCTGGCCCGCTTCGGCGTAGATGATCGCGTCGACGTCTTCGGCTTCGAGCGAGAACGGGTTGCGCTCGGTCTTGACTTCCAAGAGCGAACCACCCACGGAATCCGGCGTCTTCAGGCGCATCACGCCCTGATCGGGACTGTTGCGCGCTTCCGCAAACTCAACGCCCAGCTTGACCACGAGATCGTCCCAGAAGATTTGGAACTCTCGCGCTGCTTCTTTGTAGTCCGGCCCGACAATCCAGATGCGTGTCCCGGGACTCAGTAGCAGCGCCTCGTACTCGCGTGCGCCTGCCGTACTCTTGCCCCAACCCCAACCGCACGAACATACCCGGTCGATAGCGTCAGACTTGTGGAACGCTACCTGCCCCGGATGCGGGTCGTAACCGATGCTGTCAAATAGCTGCCATTTATCAATTGAGCACTTCGGGTGCATTCTCGCCCCCGTCGTGTTCCGTGTCGTTACCGTTGCCCGGCGTCCTGATACCAAGCCTGTCGAATATCCTGATCCAGCCCGGTGAAACGTCGGCGATTGTCATGTTGATACTGTCCAGCCCGCGCACCTTGTGATCGAGCGCGATGAGTTTACACAGCGCGTCGATAGCCTTGTCCGTGGTCTTGAACTCCGCCGGGTGCGCCTCGAGATATGTGACAACGGATTCCATGCGGTCACCCAGCACGGACGAATACCGCTCGACGATCATCGCGGCACTCTCACCCGTCGCCGCCAGTTGCGCCTTCGCGCTCTGCGTCTCAAGCTCCGCCTGGTGTACCTTGCGGAGATCGACCCATCCCTCGTTGGCGGCCTGTGTGTGCAGTGTGCCTTCCGCGTACCCGTCGCCCTGTTTCTCGTGCCAGATACGGGACACTTCCGCTACCGTGACCTTCTTCGGGGTCATGATGTATTGGAGCTTCGGCGTTGCGTAGAGCCGCCTCTGTAGCTTACGTTCGTCGGCGTCCATCTAGTACCGCCTCCGGTAGAGCCGTCCCATCAAACCGGACCCGTCCGGCGGTATCCCCGGCGGATCGAGCCAACCCATGTACGAGCCGTCAGCCGTCTCGCGGGGCGAGCTGGTGCCCGACTTGGGACTCACGCTCATGGCCAT